TTTATCGACTACCTCCAGCGGTTTCGCTCAAGCGGCGCTGACTGGACGCAGTTCTACGGCGACCTTGTAAACGGACTCAAGGACATGGCGGGTGATTATGCCACCCGGTTTGTGGTTGGAGTTCAGGCGCGCCGCGAAGTGGATACTCGACAGGTGCCTATACCTGCCATGGACGACGGTCAATGGACCAGTGCAATTGAGCAACAGTCTGACGGAATGCTATCAGTCACTCGCCCCAGCCACTACAAGCAGGAAGGCGAATCCTTTGACGGCGTAGCGGTGCAGGGTCACACACAGATGATTGTCTCTTGTCTCAAGCGCAAGTTAGGACCGGAGAACTTCAAGCAGTGGGTTTCCTTCGCTCCAGAATACAACCGCCTGGATGAAGCCGAGATGAAGCACTTCGATCCAAACAAGGACATATAACCATGTTTGACATTGAAACAATTTTACAGAAAGCCAATTTAGAGGAACTTGTAGCCCGCGCGGGCGGGGAAGTTGTCAAGGGTCGCTCTATTTGTCCCATCCATGGTGGACATGATAAGTCTGGATTCGCCATCTATAAAAAGGACGGGCGCGAACTGTGGCAATGCTTTTCAGGTTCTTGCGGCGGAGGCGATGCAATCCGGTTTGTAGAGGTCTGGCAGGATAAATCATTCAAAGACGCGTGTGAGTTCCTGGGGGGTGGGCTTATGGAAGATCCGATAACCATGGAGCGCCTCGCCCGCGAGAGACACGCCAAGGCTGTACAGGAGCGCGAAGAAGCACAAGCCAAAGAAGAGGCTCGCCGCAGGGAAATGCAAGCCGAACAGAAACACCTTTTCTATCATGAGTCGATGACGGATTACTACGTCCAGCAATGGTTGAACCGTGGGCTCAATGAATCGTGGCAAGGCTTTTACAGCGTTGGAGCCTGCACGGATTTTATTATCAACGACGGTTGGCACACCCCCACCCTGACGATCCCGATTTACAGCGTTGGTTACGAGGTGCTGAACATCAAGCACCGCTTACTGAACCCGCAGAACCCGAAGGATAAATACCGCCCGGAAAAGTCTGGACTTGGACCCTTCCCTCCGTTGATTGCTTTTCCTGATAAGGGTTACGACGGAACGATCACATGGGTGATTGAAGGTGAGATCAAAGCCATGGTGACAGGTTCAATTACCCCGGATAGTGACTGGCAATACATCGGCGTGCCTGGACGGACGCAATACAAAGGATTGGTTGACAAGCTGCAAGGAAAGAATGTGGTGGTGGTCCCTGACCCTGGAGCCGAGAAAGACGCGGCGGAGTTTTGCATGTCGGTAAAAGGTCGCTGGTTGCCACTCCCTCAAAAGATTGATGACATGATTATCGCCCATGGTTTTGATGGCGATTGGCTTCGCTCCATGGAAAAACAGGCGCGAAGAATCAGATAAGAAAGGAACCGAATGACAGAACTCGTAGAGATTATGGCAAACCTCGCTGTCGCTGTGCAGACAGGCGAGCTGACAGAAGCACAAGCCGTCGAACTGCTGGACGCGTTTCAGGATCACGAATTTGAGAGCCTGCCGGAGTTGGTGTTCCCGGTGAGAGTGGAGGCGTAACCCATGTCGTCCATCGCCAACCCCTACGTCAAGTCCCGTCAGCGCCCGCTGTTCGTAGCGCCCCCTGAAATGAAAGTGTGTAAAGACTGCGGCGCAACAAAGCCGCGCAGCGAGTTCACGCCCCACAAGGGCTACCGCGACGGGCTGGTACCGTACTGCAAGATGTGCGCTAACAAACGAACACAGGAATCGTACAGCAAGCACGGCGAATTTATCAGGGCAAAGCGCCGCGCGAAGTACGCACAGGAACGCGGGCGGCAGCTGCCTATGGTTGTAGAGCGCGCCACGCTGGTATCCGGTCCGCCGTGCCGCGTCTGCGGAAAAGCCCTGAACCCTTATGACCTCGCCCGCGGCGAATGTTTTCGCCACCCGCTCGCGCGAATCAGGGCGGGGCGGGAAGATGTGAATTTCTTGAAAGGAGTAACAGGATGAGTGCAATACAAGAGTTATACAAAAAAATAAACGTAAGCAAAATTGAGGATCTTCTAATGCGCGTTACAAACTACGCATGGAGCGAAATGACGCTGCTGGAACAGCAAGAACTGCGCGAACTCGCCGCCACCGAACTTGCGGACCTCCGCGCTCGGCTTGATCAGGCGATAGCGTGGCATGAGGGAGACGATAGCCCGCACGCGCAACTGGAGCAACGCATTGCCTCGCTGGAAGCCAGTAACGCGAAGGCGCGGGAGGCGCTGCTTGAATTAGCGCAGGCTGTGGACGACAACAACGGCGAGTGTGAAAGATTCAGTACAAGCCTGCACAGCGTTGCTATGGAACTGCGGACACTAGCCGCCGCCCACGGAGGTGAGGGATGAACGGAATAGACGTGCGCGAGTTTGTGGCGAAGGGAATAAAAAAGGTTTTCGAGGATCTTGCAGTTGCCCTTGCTGACGAGTTGGCGGAGAAATACGGCGCGGATATGCCCGCTGGCGCGATGGTTTTTCAGGTCACGAAAGCCGAAATGTACCTACTTACGAGGTGGGCGCAGTATGCAGACCGAGAGACGAAGCGAGAACAGGTAGGTGAGAAATGAGTCCAATGATGATCCCCTGTGCAAACACTTTTTGCCGAAATTACGTTAGCAAGTTTGGTGACCTCTGCCCAGCCTGCCAGAAGCAGCAGAAGCGAAACGATAAGCCTACATTCATCAGCAAGCACGAAGGCGAGCGAATGAGCAGAGAAGATCGGTTGAAGATTAACAACGAACATCGGAAGGCGGATGAATGACCGACACGAAACAAGCCACCTTCGACGCGCTTGTGTTTCATCCGGTCATTGTTCCCACGCCAGACGTAGACCACGGCGCGGAATACCAGGAAGGCGATCCGGTTTACTGGAACGGCGAAGCGTGGGGCGTGCTGGACTGGGACTTTGATCACAACGCCTTCGTGCTGCTGAACGATGTGGAATGGGACACCTTCGCAAGCATCCACGCCGATGGCCGCTGGGACGTGCGCGAAGAGATTGTATCGGCTTTGTGGGAGGCAGAATGAATGATGCAAAGAAAACCATCAGGATAACGTCACTCCTTCACCGCGCGTACTGGCGCGTGTGGCAGGAGACCACCGGCAAGACAGTTACTTTCGACGAACTGCATGATCCTAAGCATGTTCGGAAGATCGCTGCTTTCGTCAAGGAGTTTTTGCCGGACGTCAGAAGATTAGCGAAAGGAGAAAACAATGTTTCTTGACGACAAACAGGCCGCAGACGCGGCGAAGCAAGCAGAGCAAATGATGCCCGAGGCGATAGCCCGCGCACATCGTGAGGCGTGGCTGGTGGTGATTGTGGCGCTGCCGATCATAGCGACGGTGTTGTATTTGGCGGGGTGGTGAAATGAGCGCCGCCGCGATACTCATAATCTGCGGAATCTCGCTACTGTTGCTTTTTGCGGGATACCTGATCGACTTACATTGGAACCCGCCTCCGCGTGGAATGCGCCCACCGAATAACCCTCCACAACGGAGGCAGAGATGACAGTATATGTTGATCCTCTTGTGCAGTGGGGCTGGAACATTCGCGGGCGACTTGTCGAAAGTTGTCACATGTTTACAGACTCTCTTGACCTTGAAGAATTACACTTGATGGCTGAGAAAATCGGGATGCGCCGTGAATGGTTTCAGAATCACGCAGATCACCCACATTACGACTTAACGGCATCTCGCCGCGTGAAGGCGATTGCAAACGGGGCTGAGGTCGTGGACATGCGAAAGGCCGTTTCAATACTCCGCGCACGAAGGGAAAGTGTCAAATGATCGCCGAAGCCATCAACATCCTGTGCGAGATCCTCGCGTTCCTGTTGTTCCTCTACTTGATTTGTCCGAGGCGGCGATGAATCCGATTGTCGCGATTGTGGCGTTTGCCGTGTTGCTGCTTGCGCTCGGCATTGTGTACGACGTGCTGAAACCGGAGCCAAAAACATGCTCACGGTTCAACAACGACCATCTCAACGTATTCGCCGGACGCCGCCGCCCCTCGGGACTACGCCCTGGCGGGAAAGGGAAATGATATGCTATTTCTGGGAAGTTTGATAATCGCATTTTTTGTTTGGTGGATCGGTTCCGAGGGCGGCGCTATGCTTGTGGTTTGCGTAGGCGTCTTTTTGCAGATTATCCCCCACCAGCCGCGGTGCACCAGAACAAGAGCAATCGTTAGCCAACCGAAAAACGCGGATGAGATGACAGAGAAGCAGCGTATTGCATTGCGATCTTATCAAGCCAATGAGCGGGCACACCAAAATAACCACGCAGACAAGGTGCGGGGCGCGTGGGGACTGGCTTACATGCGCCGCAAGGCTATCGACTACAGCGACCCCCTGCCCAGGCTGCCGGATGGGGAAACGGTAGACGCCGAAGTTTCCGATATGCCGCCGTTACTGAGTGGACGCGAGCAGTCAATGGGCGACGCGCTGGCGAAGATCGGGCGCGGGCGGCATTGACAGGCGGGCGGTGTTGGGTGTATAATCATCCAAACAACGATACGGAAGGATTGAACAAGTGGACAACAGAGAGAAACAAATCATGGAAGTCGTAGGGGCGCTGGCTAATCTCGAAAGAGAGTTGGGTAGCTCCCCCTCTGTTGCTGACGTAGCCGAACGATCCGGTTACAGCAACGGAACGGTACACAGTTATTTACGCGAGGCGGCTGCGAGGGGAGACATTGCCCAGCGTCAGGGGCGCTTCATGACGCTTTCGGTGGCGCGTGCCTTTGATGAGGCGGGGACAACAGGGAAGGGAAAATAGATCGTGTATGGTGGCAAAGAGTCGCGGGGTTGGCACTTGGTTTTCCCGTTTGCCTTATGGTGTGGGGCGCTGTGGATGGGACATAACCTAAAACAGACGTATGATGTTGTTTTAGGGATCTGTGTTCTTTACTTTTACGGCGGCGTTTCCTGGTGGACAATTAACTGGGGAATCGTCCTACGCAAAAAGGAGGAATGCGGTTACAGAAACCATGAGCCAAAACCAGAGCCGAAGGTAGAACGAGATCCCGAACCATCCACTGATGGATTTAGGCCGCTAATTCGTGTGGACGGGAAGGTCCAATACGCTCATGTAGTAGCAACTCCGCAACTCGACAAAGAACGGTATGTAGCATTTACGATTTTGAGGCAGAAGGAAAACAACTTCCCGGTTGATTTGACAGAGGATAGGTGGGTCAAGAACTGGAAGTTTATCAGGCGCGAATTTGTAGAAATGCTTGACTTGTGGAAGCAATGCGGAGTCATAGTTAGGGCAGGGAGCAGGAGGAATTCACCGTATGTTGTCCGAGACTGGAAAACAGTCAAGGAAATAGCAGACGGAGTCCCCCTCCCCCGCTTGCACTAGATATCTGTGTAAGATTTCGTAGAGTAAGTCAAGTGAGTGAGTGAAAAAGCGAGAGAATATGAGCAAACAAAAAGGGCATGACTACTCAACAATCCTTATATGGTCTGCGGCGGTTGTAACAGTTGTCCGCTATGTGGCCGCTTTTATTGCTTCGGATATGGGAGAGATTACAGGTTTACTCTCTGAGATGATTACATTTATGATGGGCGTAAGCGGTTTAGGGATGGGGATTCTCGACGTGATCGGTGGGACGTACCTTTTTGACGGCTGGCGCAGAAAGATGCCAGCGAACGGAAAGAAGTGGTCTTTTCCCTTCAAGGTCATGACTGTGCTTGTTTTCTCTCTTATGTCCACTGGCGTGATGATCCTCGTACCGTTCACTGTTAGTCGGGTGACGCACGCGAGCATGGCAGATGTTCTTGGGGTGGGGGGGAAGTTGACTTGGTGGGCTTTTCTTGTCAATGTGGCCCCCTACCTGCTTATTGGAGGTGTTGCTGTTGGTAATCAAGTGGTGATGGTGACACAAGCGGAAAGCACGGAAAATTACCGGAAAGTTTCCGAAACTTCCGCGAACGCGTTGAAGGTAGATTGGAGGCAGATCAGGAAACAACTGAGCGATGATGATGTTTCCTGGTTACGTACCGCACGAACTGAGGAAATATGTTTCAGGTGGGGCGTGGATGATCGAACTGCCCGCAACTGGCGCAAATATGCACAAAAGGAGTCCGACAAATGAGAAGAATGAACGAAGATTTTCGGATAGCAGAGGAAGGAAGCAAATGATGAAAACAAAAGAGAAACCGAGAAACTTTTATTATGTGTGCAATTGGTCTGGATACTGGTACATTATTCGCGCCAACAACAAAGCCGAAGCTCGGAGCCACGGAGTCAAAGAGTTCAGCCGCGGCAGCGTGAAATCTGTTGACGTTGCCAGCGAGGGCGAAATCCTATCATACATGTCGCTCAAAGGACTGCACAACAGAGAGGACATAGACGAAGTATGACCCTCCTACGTTTACAATCCCCGCTCTGCATGTTTACAATAATAACAGCATTGCTATTATTATCCTTTGCCTGCACCATGCAACCTGTATCCACACAAGGCGCGGCAACCGTGAACAGGCCGACGCATGTCACCACCACGCCGACCCCGGAACGCGTCACGATCACTGGAAACGTCTACGTCCGCACGCAGGACGGGCGCAACACTGGCTACTGGATTGCGAGAGGTAGCCAGATCGCGGCGGAGTGTCGTGAAAACTGGTGCTACATAGTGGACAGTTCTGGAAAGTTTTGGCGCGGATGTTGTGACGAAAATCCCGAAGGACTCGGTTGCAGATGACCGACGTATACCTCAGGTTTCGGTGGTTTCTCATATGGACACTTCCGCATATTATTGCTGGCGCATTACACTTGTGCGCGGATTGCAGTAAACCTAAGTGGATTGGCAATCATGATAGATGTATCCCGTTTTGACGTCCTCCCCGGCAGCGGGCGAGCGCACCGCGGACTCTACGGGTGGGTAGTCGTGGCAAATTGATGTCGCATTTTTGCTGTTTGGGTGGAAACTTTCCACCCAATTCCTAGTTAGAAGGCTACTATGCAAAAAGATATATGTCCTGTTTGTGGAGAATACTGCAATCCGTCTTGTGATGGAGCACCCGTTCACAATGGTGCATGTAGGTCTTATTACGATGGCGATGTGGTCGCTTTGTTGGATTACGCAAAAGATATGCACATGCTGTCTATCGATTCAAGTGTTTGCGCTGGTAACGCTCGTGTTGCCGTGTCTTTGGCGCAGCGCCTTCTAACACAGCGTGCACTTGACGCTTCGCCACGTGAGGCGCAATCGGACAATAATCAAGGCTCGCGCAAGTAACGCAAACCGTTAGCCTAACGGAACTGCAAAGCCTGTAACGATGCTAAAACGTTTATTTTACGTCTTGTAATGAATAATGAATCGGAGGAGTGAATGGGGTGGATGATAATCGAGGTTATTGTTTACGGGTTTTTGCTGTGTTGTTTTTTGTGCTGTTCATGCTGGGCTATTTGTATCTGTTTTACTGCCGAGAAGGGATTTTGCAGTGTTAGTCGTTGGCGCCGTCGTTTTTTTCATTGGAGGATATTATGCCTAATGTATCTGATGAATTCGGGCCGGAAACATTGAACAGGATAGAGGAAGCGGCTATCAAGCTGGGGGAGAGGCTTGGTATACCGCGCGAAAATGCGCTGGTGATCGCCGCAGACCGCGAGAACATCTCGCGCGTTTCCAGGCGTATTGACAGGATGCAGGAGAAAATGGAGCGGCAGGTACACGCCATCGCTGACGCGTGGGACGCGGAGCACAAGACGCGCCCGGACCTGGGGCGGCTGTTGCGGAAGGTGGCTGGTTTCTTTGTTGGCGAGTACGACAAGCTCGACAAGAGATAGTGTAATCATGATATAATGACGTAGATATTCAGGCGGCGGCGTGGAAGCAGACACGCTAACGTGTAACTGGAGGCGGTTCATTGGCACTCGTTGCCATCTGTGGGAGAAATCCCCGCCGGTCACATCACACCCCAGTAGCGCAGGAGTAGCGACCTGCCCGCCTGAATAACAATTTACACTCTTCACGGAACCCCTTGAAGAGGACATGCGACTGGAACCCCAGCCGCCTACCAAGCCAAAAAAACGGCTTGCGTGGGCGGCTTTTTGTTTAACCGAATAGTAGTCGAATAATCAAAAGGAGTACAGATGGAACAAGTATTTTCACAGTTAGCCTTGGTGGCTTCGCTGGTAGAGCGTGCGGTGCAGTTCGTCAAGCCGCTTTATCAGGAGCGCTTCGCACAATATCAAAAGACTATTGATCTCGTTCTGGTGATCGGCTTCAACCTGGGACTGTGCTACGCATGGCAGGTTGATCTTTTCTATGCGGCTGGCTTTTCCTTCCCTGCGCCTGTTGGCTCATTGCTGACCGGCGTTTTTTCGTGGCTCGGCTCCGAGGTGATCCATACTCTCGTTGAGATCCTCGTAGCGTTCCGCAAAGGCTTACCTACTACATCAGCGGCGGGTTGAACCCACATGCAGACGGTTGATGCTCTAATAGTTTCATGTTCGGGGAAATCAGAGAGGGGAATCTGATGGGCTGCCTCGTTCGCGTCGTCCGTTACTACACTATTGTAAAAGAACGGTATACCCTAGCGGGGAATGGGGCGAACGAGGCGGCTATTACAAACACGGCTCCCGCGCTGATGGACAGTCGCGGGAGCCTCTGCACATCGGAGGTGCATTAATGAGCATTATAAATCACATCACAGATCGGCGGAGGGGGAGAGTATGACGACTGACAACATTATACATGTCATTACTGCACTTATCGGCATTGGCGGGATCATCGGATACATAGCCGCCGCGCGCCGCGTCAAGTCTCAAAACTCCTTGGACATCTCGACCGCCTGGGAAAAATTCTCAAAGCCCCTCATGGAGCGATTAGCCCAATTAGAAAAAAGGGCGATTGACCAGGATCACATGATTAATGATCTTCGGGATTGGGCTACGCGGCTGTACAGGCAGGCACTGGATCACGGTATCAAGAGGCCGGAACAGTTCATTCGCCACAAGCGCGACGGCGGCGACGACCTGATAGGGGCGGCGAAATGAAATGGCTAGACGAGTTGTGCAACGCGTTACTTGACTATCCACCCTTTTATTACGCGTTGTCGTTTTTCTCGTTCTCGCTGTGGGTGTTCGCCCGCGCGTATTTCGGAGGATAGATGGCTATAGCTGTACTCGAAACCGGCAAGGTCAAAAGTGGACTTGTGGCGAAGGTTTGGGAGTTCGTCGGGGGTCCGCAAAAGGACCAACTCAAAGGCGGGACTCCTGTCATGGGATACCGCGAGGGTGAATACTTCCGCCTGACCGGACCCGTGGGGGGGATGACAAAAACGCAGTGGCTTGACGTTGCGCCAATTACCACGCCCGACCCGGAGCCGACAGACCCGGATTACTCGCAGATGGTGTTTACTGTGCAGATACCCGATGTTGGAACATTCCGAGCTACGCAGTGGGTGAGGGTGTCGTGAGTGTAGTTGCACAGATCGGCGGCTGTGTTTGGACAGCGCCGCTTGAGAAGGTAGCCGACGGCGGGCTTACGCTGTGGACTCACAACGAAGACCGCAACACGCAGATTTTCGGCGACGGCGATATCCGTCCGTGTGCCTACGGTGGGGCAGGTTGCCCGGCGGTGATGCTGATTGAGGACAGGGGCAATACGATCATATCAAAGCAGTGGCAGTATTTCATTGTGGGGATCAACTACGGCATGTCGAGAAACAATATTGCCAACCTGCTCAAAAAGACAACGGCGCTTACAAACGAAACCGACCCGACCGCATGGCGCAATTACATCATGGGCGAAAACCTGAACGCGAAAGAAGACCCGAAGCTCGACAAGTTCCGCACGTTTTCGAGAAACACGCACGCGGCGGAGTTTGACGGCAACGGCTGGCGGCTGGTCACGATGGACGGCAACAACCCGCCGCCGCTCAAGCCCGGTAAAGTCTACCCCCAGAGGCTCGAGGACATCGAACCGGATGACTACCTTTACCACCCGCGCACCCATCCGCATCTATTCCTCGTGTGCAACAACGTGGAAGTCAAAGGGGCAGGCCAGACATCGGTATTCCCGTTTGCTCATGGCTTGATCCGTTACTGGCTGGACGACGAACCTTATACGTTTTTCCCGTTTGTATCCGTGCGCCCGGTCTACCTCAACACGTACAACTGGACGATGTTGGAGCCGAGCGAAACCCCGCCACATCCTTATCGGCGGGTGTCATAGAAAGGAGCGACGATTGCAAAACTGCGAAAAGTGCGGAGGCAAAAGGTGGCTGGCTAAGATCGGGAAAGATGGCGTGCAGCAAAGGCACCACATTAGAAACGCAGATGGAACCGAGTACGACTTAAGGATTTGGAAGTGCTGGCGCTGCAATTGGACGCAAGAAGAGGAGTTGCCGTTTCTTGCTATCCCGTATCGAGCAAGGGCGAACATTCTGTATATAGATTTAGAGGTATCGAAAAGTCAGGTTTACAACTATGGACTGAGGGTGCCAAGTAAATACATTGACCCCGAAAACCTTATACACGAAGCTTACATCATCTGTTGGGCGGCTTCATACGTTGGAAGCCGAACGGTTTGGGCAGACTGCGTAACACCCGAGGAGGCACTAGCCTGGGACGACAAGAGGATATTGCCGAGGCTGCAAGAATTGATGATGAGTGCCGATATTATCGCCGGTCACAATGTCGATAAATTTGACATGCGAAGAGCAAACACTCGGTTTTTGAAAGGTGGTCTTGAGCCTGTGATGGGAAAGAAAACACTGGACACACTGAAGATTGCCCGCAGCAAATTTTCATTCGAGAGCAACAAACTTGATTATGTGTCTCAGTGGCTTGGTTTTCGAGGCAAGGACGATATTCGCAACGCAGACTGGAACCGTATCGTGTCAACCGGCGACGAAGCGACGCTTAAGAAGGTGCTCAAGTACAACAAAGGTGACGTGACGAACGGTAAGGCGGTTCTGCAAAAACTAATGAATTACAGTGGCAAAGCGGCGCATTATGGATCGGTGACACTGGACGCTTTGCCGAAGTGGTTGAAATGCTCCGCATGACGATCAAAGACCCGCTGTACGCCGAATGGAACGAGCTACTGACGATGTATGCGCAGACGCTGAACCCGGCGTGCTTCTACAGCTTGCGGGAGGTGGATACGGGATCACCGGAATACAAAGCGGACGTGGCGATGTGGGCTGACCACGTTGCTGAAGTTTTCGAGGAATTGACGAGATAGGCGTAAGCCGGAAAGGATGACGATGAGTTACTCAACAACAGAAAGAAACGCCGTAGAGCGCGATTTGGAAACAGATGACACAAGACCATTCCCGATTCAAGCTAACTTTGGACCAGACCGCCGCGCAGAATCTACAATCCCGTGGTGGCTGGCAGAGATCGCGTATAGGGAATATTCAAAACAGTACGGAACAAAGCAGAGTTTGGAAAGACTCGCTGAGCGCGGAGGCTTTGGTAGAAAGGAACTTATGTATTTATTGACCGGCAAATGGATTGAACTATGACCAATAAGCGAACCTCCCCTGTTCGGGGAGGCTGCACGTCTGAACTTTCTTGCACTACCCGCATGCGCGGGGGAAGTGCGGGGAGCGGGTACTCGGCTTTGGGCTTGCGCTGTCACGCAACGGTTCCCATTCGTACCCTGGCTGCTTAAGCTGACGGATTGCCGAACCGTCGTTACCAATTATAGCCTTTTTGCCGGTAAAAGGCAATAGGCAACAGATGTTGTCTAAATCAAAGCAAAAACCCCGCCGGAGCGGGGCATGAGTGAAGGAGATATGAGTTTACTTTTTTGTTACGGGTCTGCCCCCGAGTTTGCCGTTAGCGGCGTTGGCTTTGCGCTTGGCGTCGCTGCGGGATTTTCCACCGCGTCTGCCAAGGCTTGCGGCGGCTTGGTCGGTGATGTCGGTCCAGTGGATACTTGCGGAGTATCCCTTGTCTGCCCACTCGGTGCAATCGTCCTCGTACATCTGCGCCGCGCGGTCTGGATTGTTTGTCAGGCATTCGCCAAGATCCTCAAGGACGCTGCTTGTCTCTATGTCGATAATTTCAAGTTGTATTCTCATGATTTTTTTCTAGTCGATATTGGGCATATGGGAGTCGAGCAGGTCAATCGCTTCTTTGCCGTATCCGTAGCCTTCGGTCTGGAGCATTTCAACAGCTTGTCGACGGGCGGCTTCTTCCTTGGTTTCGGTCGTCTCTGCGACATACCAGCCGTCAGTGTCAAGGACTGCTCCAACAATTGTGTGTCCGTGCGACCACTTGCGAGCGCCACATGAGCATTCGTGTAAGTCGTTTCCTAAGATCGTGCGGGTTGATTTGGGCGAGTGAGTGTGTGTCATTTTGTATCTCCTGTATGTTCCAATATTATCCTAAGCGCTTGGGTTTGTCAAGGGTAAACAAGGTGCAGAATTGTACTGATTTTGCAGAGTGTTTGTTCTAAGAAAGGATAGTGATTGAGCGAGCCGTTCGTACAGGGCTATTTGGACTGTCTCTGTGGCGTATACAGCATAGTCAACGCAGATAGGATCGTCAACGGATCGACCACGGCGCAAAGCCAGGAGCTTTTCAACGAGATTATCTGCTACTTGTCGCGAAAACGGATGCTCAAGGACGTTGTGACAGGAGGTAGTGATCACAGGCTTATGACTCGGCTCGTGTGCGACGTAGCAGGGGACAGGCTCAAGCGGCTGGCAAGTTGCGGAAGCCTGGAACCGCTGGGAAAGTGGTGGCGGTTTGCGAAAAGATTTCTAGAGGCACCGAACCGTGCAATTATCTTGTCAGTGGGTGGCAGGATAAGCCACTTGACAGTGACAGACAGGATCACGCAAAAGAGGATTTACTTGCAGGATTCAAACTGGCGGGCCGTGATGAAGCGTGAATACTGCGCGACGCTGGAGAACTACAACGAAGGCAAGCTAGTGATTTACCCGTACCAATGCTGGTACTTGGGTAACGAGTGAAACAGGTCCGGCGCCAAGCGAGGTGGTACAACGGAGGAACGGATGAGAGATAGATTTTTGACATTGATAGCGAATCGGCGGAGCCTTACTGGTGAGATCGGCGCATGGCAATCGCTGGCTGACAGGATAAATGTTGGTGGACGCGCTCAGGCGGATTGGCTCGCAAGCACCACCACGACAGGCATTGATGCGACTGGCAGAACGTACATCGCTCCGGGTCTCGCAATTCGGCAGGATGGATACATTCGAGGTGTCACCGTCAATGTCGGCGGCTTCGGTGCGGGGCAGGTGTGGAAATTCAAAGTCTATCGCTACAACAGCGGGACGAGTAATTTTGATTTTGTGGCTGAACAGGCATTCACACCCGCGGCTACGGGTGCTGTAACCGTGGCTCTCGCCGCTCCTATTGCAGTTCAAATGGGAGATGTTGTCGGGATGTTTTTGCCGACCGTCAACGCCCGGCTGAGATTTAGCACTCCCAATAGCACGATAAAAACAAAAGTCACATCTGGAGATATTGGGGCGGGCGGGGATGCGTTTGTTACAGACAGCCTCTCATCACAGATGGATGTAGATGTTTTGTCAAATCTGCCATATCTCTGTGTGACAGGCGACTCAATACCCGAGGGACACAATGGTGCGGCGAACTGGCATGGTGCTATGCACAATGTAGCCCTGACTGCAACGTTACCGGGCGGGGAACCAACCAGCGAAATAGCAAACCAACTGCGCGGCCTGATTGGGGATGGGACGGTTTTGCAGTATCAGAATTTTTCACTCGGCTCCCAAATTATGTCGTGGGTCAACACTACCGGGATGCCTGAGTGTGTGGAACGCAAACCAAAGGCGATTATTGTGCATTGCGGGATCAACGATGTGAGCCTGGGAACTGCATGGGCAGATGTAGAGACTGCCCTAAATGGTATCAAGGCGCAATTACTAGCAGGGCAAATACTAATGATCGATGAGGTATTGCCGTGGACGGCTGGATCTGATGCGCAAGCCGCGGCGATAAGAACGCTCAACGCTGCTCTAGCTGTATGGTGCGCTGCCAATGGAGCCAGGTTGATCCTCTGTCACGATGCAATGGGACAAGTGCGAGTAAGTACGGGCGAGATAGACGATTTACTGACTGCCTACAATCAGGGTGACGGAGTTCATCTGTCCGCTGATGGTGTAGCGGCGCTCGCGGGGATTCATAAAGATGTTCAATGAGAGATGGAGATAAATGGACACGTTTATAGAACAGGCTATTAAAAAGAGTGTCTCGGGTGTTATGGGTAATCCTGAGACGATGGCGACTATTGCGGTTTATGTTCAAAAACTGCGTGACGGTTTTTTCAAACACCGAGACATTGTTTTTCAGAAGTTTGAGCGTTTCGGAGAGTTTGATATATACGACGCTTATCCATTTATGCAGGTACACGCACTACTGACGTGTGCTGATGTCGTTTGTGCCACTCTGGTTATAGGAAAGGAAGCAGCGCACGACAAGAACATTAAAGCCAACAACGAAGCGTTACACACTCTTGTTTATCCATTCTCTGGAAAGTTTTGGGGAGGTACGCAAGACGAAGATGGGTATATTGACGTCAAAGAAGATATCGAGTTTGACATGATAAACAAGGAAACAGGAGAACGAGTTACGGGAATGTATTCAGGACGCTTCCCTTTAGAGGTTGGATATTTGAGCGCGGCAAAAACGCTGTTCTATTTGAACGGTCCAGTCGGCAGAATTGCGAGATGGGCATATGGCAGCGAGAACATTTATTTATTTCAGAGGCGCAAACTGGATCTAACCCGCGTCCTCTCCCCCACTGGAAGGAAGGAACACGCATGAAAACGGAAGATAAAAAAGAACTTGTGAAGCAGCTAAAGAACCTCATAAGGCGCATTGAGAAAGGTGAAATCGAAATATTTGGAATGGAGATTACAAACGAGACAGCGGAATCCTCTGATAACGGGGTTACTGTTTCGTATCGATTGACGGGCTGGAGAACTTTATCCTTCAGATATTTTGAAAGGAAGGGTGTATGAAACCATGGCTTGTCAAATTCTGCCTCTTCACCATCACCCTCCTGCTGTGGGCGTTCTGGCACCGGCTGGAAAGCCCGCACGTCAAGTACCCCTGCCGTGTCAGATGCTCCGGCGGCGAGATCAGCGTGGAATCGCCGAAGAGACAGGAGAACGTGAATTGAGCGACATAACCTGGACGAATATCACAGTCAAGCTAGGCGACCTGAAACCGTGGGCGGATAACCCGCGTCAATCTTCGAAGGCGCAGGCGAAGCGGATACTGGCTTCGTTTGAGAAATTCGGGCAAGTTGCGCCGATTGCCGTGGGTCCAAACTTCGAAGTCTACGACGGACACCAGCGGCTTTCGGCTTTACTGACCATCCACGGCGCAGGCTTCGAAGTCGATGCGCGCCAATCTTCGAAGATGCTCGCGGACGATGAACGACGGGCGCTTGTGCTGGCACTGGCGAACGCTACGGGATCATGGGACTGGAACGCGCTTTCTGGATGGAATACCGACACGCTTACAGATTGGGGCTTCGACAAGGACACGCTGAACGTCTGGAACAACGACGCCAACAACCTAAAAGAGATGCTCAAGAGCGAACAGCCGAGCGCGGACGCGGAGCCGGAAACAGACAGAGCCGCCGAGTTGTTGGAGAAATGGGGCGTGGAGTTTGGGCAACTATGGCAGATTGGTGAGCATCGCCTGATTTGCGGCGACTGCACAGACGCGGCGACGGTGGCGCGGGTGATGGGAGGAGAAAGTGCTGTTTGTATGTGGACCGACCCGCCGTATGGTGTGGAATACGTGGGTAAGACAAAGGATGCGTTGACGATTGAGAACGACGGGGCAGACGATTTACCGCAATTATTGGCGGGCAGTTATTCTGCAGCCAACTCTGTTTTGGTTGACGGTGCGCCGATTTATGTAGCGCACCCGGCGGGTGCGCTACAGTTTGTGTTTGGTAAGGCTTTCTTGGACGTTGGCTGGAAGTTTCACGAGGAAATTGTTTGGGTGAAGGACAGTATGGTGCTGGGACATTCGGACTACCACCTTCAGCACGAGGGTATCCACTACGGATGGAAGGCTTCAAATCGATTCTGGTACGGCGAACGCAACCAAGTAAGCGTGCTGCCGATTGACCGCCCAAAGCGAAGCGAAGAACACCCAACAATGAAGCCGCCCGCGTTGGTTGAAAAATGCCTGCATAACAGCACACAAAGCGGCGACATGGTGTACGAGCCTTTCTCCGGCTCAGGCACAACCCTCGTCGCCTGCGAGAACCTGCACCGCCGCTGTAGGGCTGTGGAAATCTCGCCAGCATATTGTAGCGTAGCGCTTGAACGGATGGCGACTGCGTTCCCAGCCCTCGAAATCAAGCGGGTAGAGTGACGAGTACAGTGAGAATACAGAGAAAATGGCAAATGAAAGCAACCTGATACCGTTCGAGAAAGGAGATGCGAGGATCAACCGAAAAGGTCGTCCCCGCAGTTTCGACGCGGCTCGTAAGCTGGCGCAGGCGAAGATGAACGAACCGGCGCTGGACGCGAACGGGCAGCAGATTGTCAAGAATGGGAAGATTGTCACCAACGCCGAGATGTTCTTCGAAGCCTGGATGAAGTCGAAGGACCGCAAGAGCTTTGCCGAGTTTGCATACGGCAAGGTGAAAGAGGAAGTGGAACTCACCGGCAAGGACGGCGAGCCGCTGATACTCGCCGTGACGACGATTGAAATAGTCAAGACCTACGAAAAGGATACAAGTGAGTGAATTACTCCACTTCGAGGACGGCAAACTTACTGTCAATCTCCACCCAGGACAAACGCGGGCATGGGAGAGTAAGAAGCGTTTCGTTTTCATCATTGCCGGGACACAAAGCGGCAAGACTTCGTTCATGCCACTGCTGCTCGACAGGGAGATACGCGAAAAAGGCGAAGGTGACTACTTGGCAGTAACGGCTACCTATGATCTGATGAAGCTTAAGTTTCTCCCAGAGATGCGGGGATTCTTTGAGCATCTATTCAAGTGGGAGTATGCCGCGTCTGATCGTGCGCTGGTACGTCAGTACAAGCCTCGCATGTTTACCCGCATTATCATGCGTTCCGCCGACGCCGAGGGTGGGCTGGAGTCGGCAAGCGCAAAGGCGGCTCTGTTCGACGAGTGCGGGCAGGACGGGGTCAAGGTTGGCGCCTGGGAGGCGATATTGCGCCGTCTGTCTCTGTCACAGGGGCGCGTGTTGGCTGGGACTACCCCGTACAACCTGGGATGGCTCAAAACGCAGATATTCGACAAATGGCGCGGCGGCGATCCAGATATACAGGTTGTCCAGTTCAAGAGCATCATGAACCCGGCGTTCCCAAAAGAGGAGTACGAACGGGCGCGGCGAACCCTGCCGACGTGGAAATTCGAGATGTTTTACAACGGCGAATTTAGCAGACCTGCCGGGATGATATATGAGGATTTTTCAGACCTACACCAGATACCAGATTTCGACATACCGCTTCATTGGGCGCGCTATCTTGGCGTTGACTTCGGAGGTGTGCATACTGCAAAGGTATATATCGCACAAGATCCTGACTCCATGCTGAACTACCTGTACCGCGAATCGCTGGAAGGAAACAAGACCACCAAGCAACATGTTGACGGCGTAAAGACGTACAACGAAAACAACCTGCGAGCCTGGGGCGGTGCGAAGTCAGAGTCACAGCAGCGCATGGATTGGAACGCGGCGGGCTTATATGTAGACGAGCCAAAAATCAGCGACGTAGAGGCTGGTATCAATCGGGTGATTGCTTTACTCAAGGAAAAGCGCCTATTTGTATTCAGGTCTTGTACTGGCGTTATTGATGAGTTTGGAACGTATAGCCGAGAACTGGACGACAACGGTCAGCCGACAGAGAAGATCAAAAACAAGAATGACTACCACCACCTTGACGCCTTGCGTTACGTGGCTAGTGGAATTGAAACGCCTACATGGTGGATGTCTTAGGAGGATAGATGGCAAATAAAATTATTATGACGGATGGGTCACGGCACCAGGAAATTTTCAGGGTCAAGGGAATCAATCCCTACACCGACGAAACGCCCGGTGTCTGGTCGCCTGATGCTACCGACACCGCGAAGCAGGCACGCTCCACGCGGCTTGTCCCGTCTGTGTTCGCGGGTATCGGCGCACGGATGCAGGCTATGGCAGACTTACCGTTTACGATCTACGCCGCGAAGGGCGACAAGGTTATCGACTCCAGTGATAACTACAAGAATGCTATAGGCTTCCTTCCCAACCCTGTCCGCTTCATGGGACTAACAGAGGCGTCACTCGTCGCTGCTGGTCGGGCGTACTGGTTCAAGGGAACAGGTGCGAGGACGGGCAACGTCAAGAAGCTGCAATACTGGATACCGTCGTCTGTGACGCTTGACCCAGAGAGCGCAAAGAATGCGGAAATAAAATTCAGGCGGCAAGGGGTACAGGCACTATACCCCGGCGAGTATGTCTTACACTTCTGGCTGGACGATGAGAGCGTGGAATTAGGTCCACCCACCCTCTGGCCACTTGAATCTGCCATGATAGCGGCGGAGGCCGGCGGAGCGATCACGGCATGGGTGCGTGACTACATGCGGCGCGGGGCGATCAAAGCCATGCTGCTGGCGGTAGACGGCGCTCCCCCTCCTGGCGAAGTCGAACGCATGGAAACATGGTGGAATAAGTTTATGACCGGCGTGCGTGGGATGACGTGGAAAGTGTTCAACATGACGAACGTCAAACCCACCATTGTCGGGGATGGGCTGGAATCGCTCAAAGACTTATCGATCAGTAAGGAACTGCGCTATGACATCCATATGGCGCTGGGCACGCGTCACTTGCTTGAGGATGAGAACTACGCCACGGCACAGGCGCGCGAACGGCAGTTTTACACACAGACCATCATGCCGGACGCTCGGCTTATCCAGAATGGACTAAACGAGCAGATATTAGAGGCGGCGGGCTATCACCTGCAATTCGAGCCGGAGCGCCTTGAGATATTCCAGGCAGACGAAGCAGAGCGGGCAACCAGCCTTTCGCAGTTGTTCGGCGTGTTCGAGAAAGCCTTGAGCGCGCCTCAGGCTCTTACTCTGTCGATGGAGATACTCGGCTACGAGGTATCGAAGGATCAGAAGGCGATCATTGCCGAAGGGCTTGCCGCGAAGGAGAAAGAGAAGGCTGAGCAGCAAAAGCTACTTGAACAGCAACAGAAAGACGCGGCGGAGAACCAGAGGCAACCCGGAAACAAACCCCCGCCTCCGCCCAATAAGGCGCTGATTGAGTTAGACCGCTGGCAGAATAAAGTCACAAAAGCGGGCAAGATGGTTACGTGGCACGCTGTAGACCTGCCTGCTGATATGGTCAAGGCGATCACGGACGGCACGATGACATTCGAGCAGGCGCGCGAACGCTTGCAGGGTGTAGAGACAAAAAGCGAAGCGGCGCTGGTTCTTGAGGGAATCAAACTCGCATTAAATAAGGAGATTGAACAATGAATGACACGAAAGTAATTGATGTTTCTGTGACGATGACCGCCGCGTCCTCGTATGTGACCGGGGATTTTGTCGGCGCGGACGGCGTGGCGCTGGTGTTTGCACCTGTGTCCACGGTACAAAGTTTCTCGGGTACGATCCTTAGCGCAGTACTTGTCGATGCGGCGGTGCAGAGCGTGGCGTGTGAGTTGTGGCTGTTTGACTCTATCCCCACTCCCCCGGCTGATAGCGCCGCCTGGACTGTTTCGGACGCAGATGCCGCGCACCTCATCGGCGTTATCCCGTTCTCGACGTACTATGCAAGCGCCCTGAACAGTTTCTCGTTTGCTCAGGGCATCGGGCTGGGATACCGGACAACCAATAACACACTGTATGGCTGCATTGTGACGCGCGGAAGTCCAACGTACGTGTCGGGTTGTCTGACTGTGCGGCTGACGGTCTGGCAGGACTGATGATAGCCGACGAACTAAAAGCGCCCATCGTCCGAGCATTTGACTACCTCATCCGAAAGGGTGAGGAGATCCCCGCCGATGTGTGGAGTAAGTCTATCCGCGCAGGCGTGTTCAAAGCAGAGGAAGCAGGAGACTTGGACGCGATCAACGCCAGATATCACGACGTCATAACTGCGGCATTGCTAACATACATCGAAGGTGGCTCGATCACAGGACCGCGTAACCAGTTCAAGAAGGCCACAGTCGAGGCATTCGGCGCTGCGTTTGACACAGGCTGGCTCGCGGGTGGCGGCGAGGGTGTACCGGACAGAGACGCGTTGGCGTGGTTCAATGCGCGGGTAGAGGTGGAACTCGGTTATGTGGATATGCTGTTCCAGCAGGCGAAAGAACTACAGAGCGAGGAAGAATTTGCCGCGCTGGAATGGGTAAGTGAGAAAGCCGACTCGTACACAAACACACTCAAGGAGATTTATAATAACGCCAAACTGCGCGCAACGACGGATATAATGGTTACATTCGACGGCGATGATGGGGTCGAACCATGCGACACCTGCCAGAAGTTGAAGGGCAAGCGGCACAAGATAAGCTGGTTTGTTAAGCGCAACTACATCCCGCCGCACGGTAGCGGGCTGGACTGCGCCAAAGGCGGACACTGCAAGCATGGATTGAGAAAGGATGACAGAGAATGGATAACGATATAAACAAGTCTATTGTAACTATGTGCGCAACGACGGCGGATTATAGCTGGGACATGCCCGCCTTTAGGGAATCTGAGGTTGTTATTAGGAATGCGGTAAAATGTTCTCGTTGCGGGCAATGGGGCGAGGAAAAGAGTCTTTGTGGCCATTGCGGTGCGTCGATTGACGGCATGGAAAGCGATAATATTCCTGACGAAAGAATACTGTGGGAAGCGCCAACAGATGAACCCAAGCGAAGTTTTATTCAAAAACTGTTTGGGTTTTTGCGAGGGAGATAAATCATGGCTAATGCATGGTGGAAACCCTCAAGGCCCGACGAAATCAAGCCAGTCCCTTGGCTACATCCCGCCGCGGTTGCGTATCTGGAAAGCATCCTGACGCCCGACATGGAGGTTATTGAACACGGTAGCGGCGGATCTACACTGTGGTTTGCGGAACGAGTGAAGTGCGTGACGTCTTTTGAAAGCGATCCTGATTGGCGCAGGTCGGTCGAAAAACAAGCGCCGCAGAATGTTGATTTTTTAGAGTGGTTATCTGTAGTGTTTGGTGTGCTGTATGACTTGGTTTTAGTCGATGGTGAGCCTGTTGAAAACCGCGCTACGTGGATAAAAACGGTCAAAAGGCTTGTTAAACCCTCCGGCTGGGTCGTCCTCGACAATGCCAACCGCCCCGAGTACGCCGCGGAGCGTGAAGGGCTGCGGGAACACGCCGAGCTTGTCAACACAGTAGACGGCAACACAGGCGGCACGAAGTATCTGGTAACCGAGTTTTGGAAGATGAAGGGATAACATGCGCGTTGGACAAAACCCACTGAAACAGGCGTGTCTCGAAGCCCCGCCCCGCGTCGTGGTGCTGGTTATCACGCATCTGCCGAACATGGACGGGTATCACGCGAAGAGGTTAGATGTGGTCAAAAAGAGTCTGTGGTTGCTTACTAACAACGCTTACGACGACCACATTTTGATGATTTGGGACAACGATTCATGCGATGAGTTGGTTGAGTTTCTGCAAGATTTTACGCAATCGAAGAGTAAGCGCGATACTCTCATCCTCTCCCGCAACATCGGCAAGACCAATGCCCTGAAATCCGTCATGCGCATGTTGCCCCCCGATACCATCCTGGCTTATGGAGACGACGACATTGAGTACATGCCGAATTGGTTACAGCCACAAATTGAGATACTTGAGACCTACCCCAACGTCGGCACGGTGACTGGCTTCCCGGTACGGCTTGCGTCGAAGTGGGGCGAGGCAAGCACGCTGGCATGGGCGCAGAAACACGCACAGATTGAAACTAGTAAATTTATCCCTGTCGAATGGGAGCAGGATTACTGCGCAAGCGTCGGCAGAGATTATCACCAATACGCAACAGCTACCGCGTCGCTGACCGACACGCGCATCACATATAAGGGTGTACAGGCATACGCCATGAGCCAACATTGCCAATATGTATGTTACCCCGAGCGCGTCGAGCCACTCATCCAGTGGACAGATAAGGCGATGGCGGAAGAGATCCCATTCGATAAAGCCGTAGACGCGGCGGGGATGCTGCGGCTATCGACCGTTGAGCGATTCACTCGCCACATGGGAAATGTGTTAGATGCAGTTCAAATTCGGTAAAATCCGCGGCGTTGATGAGTGGAAAGCCTACCTGAAAACCGTACCACACGGCACGGTAAATGTTGGGTTGGCCGCGCTTGCCGAGTGGCTGATTGGCAACGAGCAACGCGGACTGAAGCATTACGCCAAATATGTATACGTCACCATTAAAAAAGCCTACGGGGGGTTTAAGAGCAAGAAACAACAGGGCTACGTCATGGCTATGATACGAGAGGGCAAGATTGACCCAGGCGTCCCCCACCGAACAGGCAGGACACAGCGCGGCTACGTGGCGAACGTAACAAACAACGGCTACGGGATTACAATTGAGAACAAGGAACCCGGCGCATACTACACCCGCGACGACCAAGGGCAGGCGCGGCTCAATGCGCTGGCTGGCTGGCGAAAGACTGCCGATGTGATAAGCGCGAACATAGCAGGCGCGATCCGGCACGCACAGGCGGCGGTAAACGTGTGGCTGAGAAAGAAGTGACAATCATACATCTGTGTGAAGCCGGCTGGAGGCTGTATGATCTGCGCCGATGGAAGGCACTTGACCGCCATCGAGTGTTGTGTAAGTTGTGCTGGAGAAAAGTGATATAATAGAACACATAATCTAACAGTGATGACAGGAAAAGATTATAACCCTCCTCTTGACGCTGGTATCGAACGCGCAGTTATAATACTGAATGAAGCGGGGATTGAGACTTACGAATCATGCGAAGGTGGCTCTGGGCACGCATACCCAGAGCCAACCATTCGATTTCACGGAGAACGTGGAGAAGGCTTTCGGGCATTGTCTGTGGCGCTGCACAACAACCTTTCAGTTAGCGGACTAAAAAGAGTGTGGTGCATTATTGACGGTGAGCCTGTTGGGCCGACTTGGGAAATCACGTTCTCCGTGAAGGGTTAACGCCCTTGCTTCAGCCATAGTACACCTTCTTTGAGTGATTTGACTTGTGTTCGCGGGTGTGCTATACTAAAAGTAGCACATGCTCCTGACGGGATTCGAACCCGCAAACTCGTAAGAGTGATAGTTTCCTGGGCTATTGCGTATACAAATTTCCGCCACAGGAGCACTTACAGATGTGAGCCCCCGCCGCTTGGCTTCAGGTGTTCCAGACCTGAATGGGGCTCGCAGGCTTTTAAGTGATGGGCTAGACCGGCACCGGGCGACTTGCGCCGAGTGCTGGAGAAAGGAAATAGAATGGCGTTTGAATTGAAGGCATTCACCATCTGCGCCGTTGTCGGCATAACCGCTGTGTCTCTGTTCTTTCTGGTCAAAGATTGGCTGAGGGAGCGCAAAGCAATGAAGCTGCAAGGACAGGAGCGCGCGGCGTATCTCATTTAGAAATACGGCACAGACTGGCAAGAGCATTTGTAGAAAGGAAACCAATGATTGTTACATTGCTGTGGAATGACGATAAGTTACCGGACGGCGTTGGTGACGTTATTTTAGCAACATACAGCGCCGCAGAAGTAAAAGCATCAAAGATTTCGGTTGAGTGTCTGTGCGCGTCGTGTGGCGGGCGAACACGAATAACCAGAGATGTTGATCCTGATGATAGGTACTTTGAAATCGACGGGACGGAAATATGCGAAGTGTGCGGCGGAACAATTGCAGAACAGTAAACCATCTTGCGCAATCCTGAATAATCGCTTATAATGCGTTTACATTGACTTAGATTTAATTAGGAAGGTGATGACGATCACTCTCCACGGGCTAGGTGGATTGCAATCCACCTAGCCCACTGCCAACTGAATAGCCGCAACAGCGAGAGGAAGAATCGCAGGATAAGCGACCCGACACTGTTACGGTAGCAAACAAAGCGACGCAAGTTAAGCGCAAAGTGTTTGAGATGAGTCTGGAAAGGCTCGTTTCGCACTTTGCGCTTTTTTGTTTCTAGGAGTGGATATGGCTGACGAAAACGTGACAATCGCAGACGCTACCAAGGTGGGCGCACGCAATAACAGAATGGACAAAGAAACCATCCAGAAGATGCACGACGCCGCAGTACAGCTTGGCGCTGATTGCGAGCCGATGGAATACACGGAAAAGAACGCTGACCCGGAAGAGCTTGTTTTCTTTGGCTCAACCGTCAAGGCTGTAAGGCTGGACGATGGATCGGTAAAGTTGGGCGGGTATCTGGTGACGTTCGGAGATCCGAATAACACAGATCTGACGGGTGACTTTTTCGCCAACGACACCGATTACGGTGATGCCAGCGAATCAGATGTGTATTTCAATCACCGCATGCCCATCCAGGCAGACGGCAAGCGCATCGAGTACAAAAACAGATTATCCCGCGCCAGACTGCAAAAAGATGACGTTGGGATATTTGCCGAGACAATCATCAAGGCGCGCAACGAGTACGAGCAGGCGATTATCGACGCAGGGCTGGCGGGTAAGTTGGGCTGGTCATCTGGTACGGCTGGTCATCTGGTAGACCGCGAGCCGATGGGCAAGGCATGGAAAATAACGGCGTGGTCCCTGGGATTGGACGCAAGCCTGACCCCCACCCCCGCCGAGCCACGAAATACGGTAGTACCGCTGAAATCTATCAGCGTTTCGCAGGTGGAAACTGAGCAAGCCGCGCAGGATAAGCGCGAAGCCGAAGCGACCCCTGACACTATTCAACCGATTGGTAGCAATACCAAAGGAGTCAAAATGGAATTCACGAAAGAGGAACTCCAGGCGATGTTGACAGAGGCTTCGGAGAACGGCGCAAAGAAAGCGATTGAAGCGACCGAACCAGTCAGGACCGCCGGAGTGCGGATCGAGGTTGTGACCGCTGAGGAAGATCGACCCTTCAAGTCGCTGGCAGAGCAATGTAGCGCAGTCAAGGATTTTTACATCTCAATGGGTCGCACGGTTCACTCCCGCATCAAGGGTCTGAATGCGAAGGCGATCCAGGGCGCGTCAGAAAGCGTCCCGACCGACGGCGGCATCTTGCTTGAGCCGACCATTACCCCCACCGTTCTTATGCCGATCCACGAGGAAGGGGTATTCTCCGCCGACGTTTCAAAACTGCCCGTGCAGGCAAACAGCAATTCGGGCTGGATCAACGGCGTGGACGAAACCGACCGCGCCAATGGCTCACGCTGGGGTGGCGTCCGGGGCTATCGTCTTGCCGAAGGCGCAACTGTCACCAAGAGCAAGCCGAAGTTCCGCCGGATTCAGTGGGAACTCAAGAAGTACGGCGCGCTGGTGTACGACACCAACGAACTCCTGAAAGACGCTGGGCAGTTCAACGCCGTGGCACAGAAAGCCTGCCGCGAAGAAATCTCGTTCATGCTGAACGATGACATTTTCGAGGGCATCGGTGTATCGGGCGCTCAGGGCGTTATGCAGTCTGGTGCTTTGATCTCTGTCGCGCGCGACACGACCGCCCTCATCAAGGGTGTGGATATTTCCGCCATGTGGCAGAGATTGGCTCTTCGTTCGAAGGCGAAATCAAAGTGGTACGTCAATAGCGAGTGCGCTCCTCAGTTGGACGCGCTGTTTGCTGTTGGCTCGACCACTGTGCTGTTCCCGTATGCGGGATACACCAAAGAAGGTGTACGGACCCTGTATGGTCGCCCTGTTGTAGAGACGGAATTCAACGCAGCGCTCAATACGACCGGGGATATTCTGCTCGCCGATATGAGCGAGTATCTGCTGTGGGAAAAAGGCGGCGTGGATTATCAGACATCGATGCACGTCGAGTTCTTGACCGACCAGGAAGTGCTGAGATTTATCTACCGCGCCGACGGTCAAACCGCTCTCGCCTCCGCGATCACGCCTTTTAAGGGCACCCTGACCCACAGTCCCTTTGTTGTGCTTGGTTCGGCTTCAGCATAAGGAGATGACAAAATGAAAGACGCTCGATATGTAATCGGGGAAAACATCTTCCCCTTGAAGGCTCCCGTTGACAGCGCGGGCACGGCATACGCGACCCCGTTTGTTGACATGAAAAACGCGCTGCACGCGACGTTCTTCTATTATGTCGGTGTGATGACCGCGACCTCCGCGGATCAAAACATCGTCATTACGATGGAAGCTGCGACCGCCTCCGCGTCTGGCTCGGAAGTAGCTATCGCGTTCAACTACCGCGCCAGCGCCGCAACCGGGACGAATACCTGGGGCGCGATCACTGCCGCAACCGCAACCGGCTTGTCGATTGATACAACCGGAACCGAAGGCGTGATGTATGCTATCGACATCGACCCCGCCGCGCTGGACGCCGCGCTTGCCGACGCTCGCTTTGTCCGCATGGCAGTCGGTATCAACGCAGGCGGAACCGTCACCCTCAATGCCGCGTGGGTTGCACTCGACCCCCGTTACCCGCAACTGACTCACAAGTCTGCTGCAGGCTAGTTTGTAGTTTGATATTGGGGAGGGCTATTCACCCTCCCCAAAAGAGGCAAGCATGGCAATCGAAATCGAGAGAGTATCAGACACAAAGCTATGGATTCATGACGGCGCAACAAACATAATGGAGATCGACACTACCAACGGTGTACGGATTGACGGTACCTTCAGAGTTGGAACCAGTCTTGTAAGCCCATCCGCTTCGGAACTCGCCGCGATCAACGGGCTAACTGCATCGTCAACCGAACTAAATGCTTTGGATGGTGGTGGGCTAAATCTGTCGTCCGGTTCACCAGAAAGCCACGCGATCAACCTCGAAGGCGTGACCCTAGCGGCTAACACAAACGCTATTCGAGGCGCAAGCGTCAACCCAACCCGCGCCTCTGGCTGGGTTAGTTTCAGCGGGACGGTGGGCGCAACCCCGGCGCAAGTCTACACGGATTACCGCGAATTGCACACCACGGGCGTGGCGGAAGTCCTTGGATTTGGTTCGTTTGTATTCATGGATAGCGGTTCGTCTTGCAAGAGCCTTTTTGGTGGGCAAGACATCGCCGAAGTAGACGCGGGCGCTACGATCCTTTCCGCCGAGGGCGATCCCGGTGTGGGTGTCTTTTCCCGCTGGATGAAGTTGCTTTTGAATGGGGAAACCTTTACCCCTGGCGGTGTCGCCGCTGTTCAATTCTTGTCTGTGCAGTCCAACGTCACAGATGTGAGCGCCGAGGATGTTTCTGTGTGGAACATCGAGAACGCTTCGGGCTTGACAAAGGCCATACTGCATTTGACCAACACAGCCAACGGTTTTACAAACCTACTCTGGTTGCCCGATGATGGATTACCGGCAAGTCTTACGAACGGAACAACCTTAAACGACATCTCTGCCACAGCAAACGCCGGCTGGATGAGGGTTTTGGTTGGATCAACCGTCCGTTATGTCCCGCTGTATGCCGCAAAGGCATAAAAGAAAGCAGAAAACATGGGAAAAGAAGAAGTTGAGAAACGCATGGTTGAGTTACAAAACGCATTAAAACGCGTTGAAGCGCAGGGTAACGCCCTGGTAGGAGCCATACAGGAATGTGAATACTGGCTCAAGAAACTCGAAGAACCTGAACAGGTAGAAAGCGCAACGATTGAATAAACTCGCCATTGTAGGAAGCGGACCCGACACCCGCGATAACGCACCCTGGGAAGATCCAGAATATGACGTTTGGGTTTTCAATGAAGCCGGAAATCATCCGTGGTGTAAGCGCTGGGACGCCGTGTTCCAAATGCACGAACCGGAAATATATCAGGGACACAACACAAAAGACGCTAATCATTGGGACTGGCTGCAACAGGCGCACGGCAAGCCGATCTACATGCAGGAAGTTGACCCGCTTGTACCTGACTCGGTAGCCTATCCCCTAGATGAAGCCAAAGCCCTCGCAGGCGTGCGGATGTTCCCGACGACATTTGCTTACATGGCGGCGCTGGCAATCTTGCAAGGATACAAAGAGATAAAGATATTCGGCGTTGAACTATCTGCCACGGAATACAAGTATCAAGCCGCCGGTTACTACTTTTGGTTCGGATTCTTGCGCGGCAGGCTGGGAGCGGAAAACGTAGACTCTGCGATCCTACATGTGGGCAATAACCTGTTCGAGTTGCCGCTGTATGGCTACGAAGGTAATTATGCCTTTGGGGTAGATCACTTCGCCGACCGCGCCCGCTGTCTTGATAACGAATGGCAGGCTGCGGAACGCAACGCCAAGAACATCAAAAAGGCCATTGAACGGGCTGTAGAAAAACGAGAGGCAGACAAGATCACACAGTATGTAAAAGATTTTCAGGCGGCAATGCTCCTGAGTGGCGAAAAAGCCGGGGCGCTTGCAGAGGCGGAAAGATACCAAACGTTTGGAAGCCGCTATGCGGATCGAGGTGGCTTTGAATCAGCAGCAGCCAAAGCGCAGCAGCTAGGCGAGAGTAAAAAACCATTCGTCTGGCACTACAGTGGGATGATCGAATATGTCTGGAATGTCTGGAAGCAAAATAACAGCGCACAGGCCAAGCAACAGATGTTTACTTTTATCGACGCAATGGGAACCCTGGCATACGAAACGGGCGCGGCACTGGGAGTGTATAAAGAAAACGCTGGCTATATGATGAAATACGATGACATGGCACAAGCCAACGGTGGAGAAAAATGACACCAAAAAACAGCTATTCAACCTTGCAGGAGTTCAAGAACTATTTCACCGCCCGTAACGGCACGGCGATCCCTGCCGACACCGTTGATGACGGTGTTCTTGAGCAACTACTGGAAAACGCCAGTCGCTACATTGACAGCAAAACGGGCAGGTGGTTCTATCCGCGCATCGAAACGCGTTACTATGACATCCCAGACTACCCTTACGACGGACGTGATATTTATCTTGATGCCGACCTGTTTGAGATCCTCACATTCTCGAACGGCGACGGCGTATCAATTGCATCGACGCAATACAACCTCAAACCAAAGAACGAAACGCCGAAGTTTCAGATTTGTATGAAGGAGACAAGTAATGTAGTTTGGTCAACCGATTCGGACGGCGAGTCTGAGGGCGTCTTGGACCTGCTTGCGATATGGGGGTATCACAACCGTTATATCAACGCATGGAAGGTAGGGTCAACACTTGCAGAAGCGCTGGACACAAGTGAAACCGAGTGGGACGTAACAAGTGCGGCGCTGTTTTCTCCTGGGCAGATCGTGAAGGTAGACAACGAGCTTGGTATTGTCTCAACCGCGCCGACCGGGAAGGTAAACGTGGTACAGCGCGGTGACAACGGCTCAACCGCCGCCACACACGACAACGGCGCGACGGTTTACATCTGGCAACCGATGGACGACGCTCGTAATGCAGTACTTGAGATTGCAAACCAGGCGAAGGCGCGCAGGTTCGGGCAGTCTCTATCCAATACCGAAACAGTGACGGCGGGTGGGATTGTCATCTCGCCGCGCGACGTTCCGGCAATGGCGGCGGAGTTCATCAAGACATATCAGAGGCGCGGATGACGATAGAAATCAAACTCAAAGCTATTGCCGACGCAATATCGGGACTAACTATAACAGGCGTCAATATGTTCGACATTGACCACATACCATTGAACTGCATTGACTCCTGCCCTGCTTTCTTCCCGGTCCCTAACGGCTTTGTGACAGACTTCCACACAAGCAGGGAGTCGCTAGGCGACGACAGCACGCGAAAAATAAATGTTGTGTATGTCTTGAATTATCGCTACTTACACGCCCCCATCGGAAGCGGGTCAACACTAGAAAACTACGCAGGTATTCTTTCCAACATGGTCACTATCGTAGAGGTGGTGCTAGGAAATACGTCACTGGGCGGCGCTATTGATATTGACGAACCGGTTGTTTCCGACATCGGAGCAATGACAGACCTGGCAGGGCAGAATCAATATCACGGCGTTGACATCGCCTTGAGAGTATTGGAGTTTGTACAATGAGAGTTAAATTTCTGTTTGGTTACAGCGGGCGTGAAACCGCAATGAAAACATACGACGTTGATGATATTGCCGAATTAGACCACCAGGCTGCAATTGAACTGATTCGGCTGGGCGTGGTTGAGGAAGTCGAGGACGGAGAACCGATACACGAGGTAGTTGTCAAATTCCTCACTCAAACAACCGCTTACACCAACAGCGAACATGTAACACCAAAGAAACAACGCAAAGGGAGGAGGGTATGAGAACTCACTTGAAATATTGCCGTGCTTATGTCAGTGGATACGACGTAAGCGGAAACTCCCGCTCCTTCGGGACTCTTGGATATGGGTTTGACAATACCCCCGACGCCTCGCTCACTGATGATTGTAAAAACATAGTCAACGGGCAAATGACAATTCAGGTAGATCCCCTAAACGCTTTTCTTGCCCCTGAAACATCGCCCGCCATAGGCAGTCATGAACTTCTAAAGTCTGGCGCTGGAACACATACATATACCATCGCTTATGGCGCGCTGGCTGTACCCGCGCAAGGCGATTTTATTTTCTCAACGCCGACGGAACAGGCGTCTTATAAGTCCGAGGGTGTTGCGGTAAACATCGGCTGGGGCGGCCCGACGTCCACGAATACCTTACAGGCTCTTGGGTTCGGCTGTCCTTTTGGCAGATTGCTACATGCCAAATCCGCAGTAACCGCCGTAAATTCCGCAATAGGAATAGACGACTACGGCGCTACTCCCCCATCGCTGGGCGGAATATTCGTCTACCATCTATTCTCCAGCGATGTGTCTGTTACTCTGACTGTAGAAGATAGCGATACAAATTCAGACGCCGCATTTACAGCAAGCGGAGCAATTGCAACAAGCGGAAGTATTACAGCAGCCGTCACTCCGAAACACGGTATGGTGGCAACAAGCGCGACATTGGCGGTTAAGCGTTATTTGCGTTGGCAAATCGCTTTTGGATCGGCGGGAACAGCGACATTTTTATGCGGCTTCCACCGCAGACTATGGTTATAGGAGATAAACAATGACAGTTAATGCAGGAAGAACGAACCTTAAATATGTATCGTTTTGGCTGGACACAAACGCCGGTGTGTTGACCGACCTCACCGCATATTTGAAAGACGCCCCTTCAGTGGGCTTGGAATACGACGTGTCCAATGTTGAAGCCGTAAGTGACGGGTCAAAGAATGTGGTGGTGGGTATTCCAGCCTGTCCGCTTTCAGTGAAATTTGTTTTTGACACTGTGATATTGGCGCATCTAATCGCATTGAGTCCAATAACTCCCCTGGCCCTTGATGTACGGTTTGGTGTTCGTCAAACACAGGTGACGGGTGAGCCGCAGTTTGGTATTACCGCGTCCGCGACAAGCGGCTATGTGATTACCGCACTAAAGGTAAATGGCGTTGAAAGTATTGATGCGTCATTTGACGTATTCGGTGCAACCGCCCCGGCATTTGGGACGACGAACGAAACGTAGAAAGTTAGGAGTAATGTCTAAAGTAATCACATCCCCTGTAAAGCGTTTCCCCGGTACGGTGACTCTGTATGAGCCGCTGCTCCTGCCGCAAGCCGAAGCAATTGGAGATGCGCGGCGCTCGTTCGCAGACTTCAAGGCAGGCGACACTGTTTCTTACCTGGAACTTGACAAGCGTTATCTCTCGGCGGTCTTCGCCTGCGTCGAAAAGTGGGAACTGCAAAACATACCCACCTCCCCCACCGCTGAGACTCTGCCGATGTCGCCCCAGTCTGCACGGCATAAACTAATTGAGTGGTTGTGGGGTGAAATCACAGCGATCTATGATGAAGAGGATGAAATCCCAAACGCGTGAAAGCCCTCGCGTATGCACACGCAAGCGAGGGCGCATACTCCCCCGAGATCGAAAAGCTCCGCCGGATAGAACGCTTCGGGCTGGAACCGATCACCGGGCGGCGCGTCTTTTTATTCGGTGAATACTGCCGCCTGATATGCGCCGAGAACATTGCAGTAGCCCATCAATCCCGCCAGCGCTCGACCAATTGGGCAGAGTGGGCGGGGTCCAACCCGAAACAAGCGGAACTACTAAACGAGGCTGAGAGACTATATGCCCTTAGTGACAGGTAGTGGAAAAGTAACCATCCCGTTCGACGCGGAATCATACAAGATGATCCGAGAAAGCGAAAAGGTTGTCGCTGAACTCGAACGCGTTAAGTCGCGCGTGCAGACGAACGGCAAAATACTTGAGGACCAAGCCAAGCGTGAAGCGGCGGCGGTCCAAAAGTCCACTATGTCGTGGACCGACTTCCGCTCTATGTATCAGACCGTACTGGATGTTGTCCGCGTCGGACAGGCGGTATGGGATGAAACCGGGCAGAAGTTTGCAGATTACGCTATTGAGGTAGGACAAGCCGCGCGCACATTAGGATCAACCACCGAAGAGGCGAGCCGACTAATTCAGGTAGCCGACGATGTAGGTATATCATTCGACGCGCTGAAAACTTCGATGAAACTGGCACAGAAGGACGGGTTTGAGCCTAATATCGAAGGGCTGGCGCGGATGTCGGATGAGTACCTGAAACTTGCGCCTGGCGTTGAGCGCACACAATATTTACTCGACCGCTTCGGGAAATCTGGCGACGAAATGGCAAAGATCATGGAGAAGGGCGGGAAATCTATCCGTGAAATGAGCGCGGCTATTGATGACAATCTTATTGTTACAGAAGAAGGCTTCAAGCAGGCGGAACAGTACCGCGTGGCTGTTGACGAACTTAACGACGCGTGGGACGGGTTCACAATGCAGATCGGACAGAAAACCGTCCCGGTAATGACTGACCTTCTGACGGCAAGTAAGAAAAATATAGACGCTGGCTGGGACTGGAAAGACGCGCTGGATGGAATCCCGCTTGTCAATCTATACCATCGAATTCACGATCTTAGACAAGCCCACGACGAAAACACGGCAGCGCTGGCAGAAGCGGAACAAGTAGCAGGCGAGGCGACCGGCGCGTTTGAAGATGAAGCCGAGATGACGAAGCGCCTGGCGGAGGAGCAGAAAGCCGCGGAACAGGCAATCAAGGCTATGACCGAGGCAAATCGCAATGAGCTTTCCGTGCTTGAAAACATTACCGGGATTATCGAAACGTACAAAGACAAGCAAGCCGACCTAAAAAAGGAGCATGACGAACTCACCGCAAAGAAGGCGCAACTTATCAAATATGGCTGGTGGGCAGAGAGCGACGCGGTCTTAGATGTTAATGCGAAGCTGGCTGAAAATGCACAGAAACAGCAGGAAAACGCGGACCAGTTCCAGGACGCAACAAACCGACGTATCCTGTCGCGCGCCGAAGAACTCCTGTCTATTGACGGGCTGACAAATGAGGAAAAAAACGGGCTGATTGAGCGGGGCTTGGCAATGGGCGTCTACACCCAGGAAGCCGCCGCACGAATGCGCGAGGAAGAGTCAGCCGCGCAGAGTCTCGCATCCAGTCTGAACAGCATCCCAAATGTCGAAAGAACCGTCACGATCACAACAAACCACGTCAATACATACACAAGCGGACCCAACTATAACCCTTACGCCAGTCAGAGCGGACCGGCTACTCCGCACGCATCGGGCGGCGTGTTTGAGATCCCATCATCCTACGGTAACGAGGGTTTTAGGATGGGTGGCAGCGACACTGCCTCGGGCAGAGAAAAGCTGGCTATTGCGCAGGAGGGACAGAACTTCTTTGGGCGAAAAGAGGCGCGCATGATAGCCGAGGAACTGGCGCGTGAACTGAGGCGTGGATAATGCAGGTTAATGCATCTACGAAATTCTATGCTTGGATTTCGTCAAGCTGGACGGAACTCAACGACGCAGGCGGCGCGCGTGCGATTAGCGGCTTTTGGGGCATGTCCAGCAACTCCCCGCTGGACCGCACTGCCCGCCCCGGATACTGCACGCTATGGCTGAACAACTCTGGCGGGCTGTACACCCCCGGCGGGCCGAGCGCGCTGGCGGGATTCAAGAAGGGCATACCTGTCAAGACACAGATCACATTCGAGGGGTCAGAGTACGTGTACCGCTGGTATATCGATGACATCGACCCTAAACCGCTTATCAAAGACAAACTTGTCAGGGTAGACCTTGTGGACTGGCTCGATTACGCAGACAGGCACCCGATTGTCAATCCTGGTATCCAGACAAGCCAGCGCGGTGATGAAATGCTTACAACGCTGAACGGGCTTATCGAGATCACGCCCCAGGCTACTGATTTTGATACCGGCGTAGAAACGTTTCCTACCACATTTGACACAGTTACATCAAGCACGCACGCGACTGATGAGTTCGAGAAAGTTGCACTTTCGGAACTTGGGTATGTGTACCTTGACAAAGATAGTACATACGGCGAAACCCTGCGATTTGAAGCCGCTAACGCGCGTTACGGCTGGCGAGACGTTGGCGAGATCCCCAAAGCCACATCCGACTCCGGCTTTCTCAAAAAAGAGGATGACTTTTATTTGTTGCTGGAAACGGGCGATAAGATCATTTTGAACGAGGTACAGACCACCCCAACACTGGACGGCTCATTTGTCGGGGATTTCGACGCTCCGTATGGCGACAACCAGATAAACAAGTGTACAGTGTGGGCATACCCGCGCAGGTTGAGCGCTTCGCCCGTGGTGTTGTTCCAGCTAGATAAAGAGATCATTATCGGCTCCGGGCAGACCTACCCGCTCAAGGGCACATGGGCAAACCCTGACGGCGGTTTGCCGATCAACGCACAGGGATGGATTGAGCCTGTCCCGTCCACGGGTACAGACTGTTCCGCGTTCACGGCAACGGGCGGTGGTGGATCTAATATCACGTCCAGTCTGACGCTCAACAATTGGGATCCCGGCACAGACGGTTACAGCGTCGATTTGTATAACAGCAACGCATCTACGATGTACGTTTATACGTTTTCTCCGCGTGGGACAAGTATCACCTTTGACAACCCAACCCAGCATGCGGCGAGTGACGCAACATCTATTACAGAGCACGAGACCGAAAGCGAGACACTACACCAGAAATACCAGAACACACTTTACAGCGGATCGGTGTTTGCTGAGAGCACGGTCGAAGAGCATAAAGACCCGCGCGTAGTCCTGCGCTCTATTCCGTTTACTGCCAATAAAAGCGCGAATCACATGATGTTGTTTTTGCACACACGGATCGGCTACCTGCGGCGGGTCGAGATTACAGAATTGAGTATAGATGGAAATTATTATGTGCAAGGTATCGGCTTCGAGATGAAAGGACCGATCATAAAAGTGACCTGGATCGTAAAAGAGGCGTTGTCGTACCTATCATGAGCAAAGAAAGGAAGTTCAATGAACAAGTGTTTGCCGGTCGTACTATTAGCGGCGCTGCTATTCGGCTGCACGCCGAAGGGAGGCTATAACATGCCTGGGTTATCACCGATTGCTGTGGAGTTTGGCGGGGTCGGATATACAGATTCTATGGACTTCGGCAACCTGCCAAACGTCTATTCTGACAAAACACCGGAAACCATATCCTTTAGTATATGGATCAACTTGGCAGACCTGAGCGAACCGGGTGGCGTGTTCGTTCATGACCTCATTAATACTACTGTTGACCCAGGAGGAATTGCGCTTGGCGTGCAAAACATAGACACAACACCTAAGATTTTCGTCCAGTCAAATATGTTTGACTCGGCTTCCGGTTCATGGCGCGGAACTTTTACGCCCGAGGCGGACGCGTGGCACCATGTTGTTATGACTTTTGACATCGGGGCTACAACCAACGATCCAATTGTTTATTATGATGGCTCGGTGTTGGCAACACTAACCGAAACCGCGACACCAGCAGGAACGAAGTATTCGAGGGATGCTACGCAAGTATTCATAGGAAACAAACAAAATCCATTTGATTACGGCTCTGGTTTCAATGGGATGTTATTTGACCCACGCATTTACAATCGCATCCTCACCGCTGGCGAAGTGACAACTCTATACAACAGCGGCACGCCGTCTGTAAGCGCAGGCTATGCCGTGGGCAGCGCACTATACAACAAATCCCTTGTGTTTCACGGCTTCGCAGTGCGAACCGGGGAACTAGCCGACTTTGTAGACCAGGATTTGAGTGCGCTGAAAGTATTCGATGGGCAATATCTCGCGGTGGGAGAAACGAACGGGGCACCTGTTGGTAGAGCATCCCCCTAGGAGGGTAAATGGCAGACGCAAAAATTAGTGCTTTGAGCGAGGCAACAACATTTGCAGCGGGAACAGATTTAATCCCGATAGTTCACGACGCGGCAGGGACGGCCGCAACAAAGAAGATGACAGAAACAAACCTCGTGCTTGAGGTCTCAAGAGACATCACGCGCGAAAGATGCTGGACCGTTCCTAATCCGAACGCATACTATACAAACGTGCGGGCGCAGGTCGTTTTGTTTCGTGCCTCAGCTGCTATTACGATCACGCGGATACACATCCAGGGACCAGACTCCACACCCACTACCGAACTGGCTGGGGATTTGAAGTATGCAGACGACATTCTGACGGGCGGCTTTGCTAACGCCGTAGTCATCGACGTATGTGACACAACCAGCGGGGCTTTTACTGCAACCAGTTCGTTTGACGACGCAACCGTTCCCAGCGGGAAGTACGTCTACTTCCTCATGGACGCTGCGCCTCACGTCGATTGGAAAGATTTCTACATTGAAGTTTATTACACCTACGATTAACTATGGCATACCTCGATTCTTTCTATGTCTCTTTGCTCCACATGAACGGCACAGACACGTCTACAACTATCACAGACGAGGGCGGTCATACATGGACGGCGAACGGCAACGCGCAGATTGACACGGCGCAGTCTAAATTTGGCGGGGCGTCCGCTTTGTTCGATGGTACGGGTGATTATATAACAGGCGACGGCGGCGCAGGCTACGCATTCGGAACAGGTGATTTTACCGTAGAGTTCTACGTGAGACTTGCGGCAGTTAGTGTCCAGTACACGTTGTTTGATTGCCGACCAGCTAGTACACAGGGGCTTTATCCGACGATTTATATTGCCTCCGCCGACAACACGCTCCGCTATTTCACTGACAGCGCGGACAGAATTACGGGAGGGGCTTTGTCTGTCAATACGTGGTATCACATCGCGGTGGCAAGGCTGGGAACGTCAACAAAAATGTTTCTGGACGGGACACAGACAGGCTCCACGTACACGGATAGCAACAACTACCTTATCGGCACAGGACGTCCGGTTTTGAGTGGTTCCGGCTACACTGTGACCCTTCAAAACCTAAACGGGTGGATGGATGAACTCCGGGTTAGCAAGGGCGTCGCACGCTGGACATCAAACTTTACAGTTCCAACGTCAGAGTACGGGGGGTATTGTTCGGTAATCAGTGGAATGGAAAGTTTCGGACCTCCGGTATAGTGGCTTACTATCCTGTCATCAGCGCCCCGCATTGCGGGCACGCGTAGACGGTGACGGGCTGAACGAGTCCGATCAATTCGTCGTCCTCGTTCAGAATGGCAAAGAGACCACGGAGTGCGGTAAACTTACCCTCGTACTCTTCCCACCGCTCGACACCGGGCGGCGGGGTATCTTCGTGCTTACAGGCTGGGCAGATCATTGATCACCCCGGGCTTCACGTTGCGGCCAGCCTGCTTTTGTAGCGTCGTTGAACATCTGTGCTATCTCTTTGCAGCGCTCCTCGTTCAACCCGGTATTATAGTGAATGTCGTTTGCGTTTGCGCTTCCGTCCAGGATGTCAAGTAACGCTAACATCCACTCTTCGGCAGTGTGCCCGTATAGCATTTCGTTTTTCATTCGGCACCTCGGGCGCGGGCTATCGCGGCGCGGGCGGTAGATACTGCCACATCTCCGCCGCGCTGGTCGAAGAAGTACGGATCATCTTCCTGCAAGCCTAGAGTAAGTCCTAAAAGCAGTTCCAGCGCTTCCAGCAGGTCGGCGTTCTCTTTCAGCAAGGAATTTATATCACGGCACGCACTCAGGTACGTTTTTCCGGCATAGTGGTGACCGGGCCACACCTGAATGTGGAGCAGTTCGCAGCCGTCGCCGGTGCTTGCCAGCCCGGCGGCTACCTCAAGATCGTGCTTGTGTGTGTTTACGTCTGTCATCATCCCACTTCCCTTTCTGCTTTCGCTCGGTGAACAGATCGGCGGGGGCGACGTCTAAGCCGTTGATATACTCGGTGATTACGTCCCAATGACTGCGCGTGCATCCACAGAACGGGGAAAACTCGCGCCCGCCCAGGTGATATTTGTCTGGGTAAAGGTACTTTGGGTTTTCTGCGTACCCGGAGCATGTGCCACTTTGGTGAAAGTGGGCAGGATGCCCGCAGTCGCATTTGATATTTCTGCTATCCATTATTTCCCTTTCTTTCGCTGGTCTACTGGCTGTAGGTTTTCGGGATCTTCTGGAAGCAATTCCATTCCTAGTTGCGCTCTTTTTGGATTCAATAGTTTTATGTCGAGTGCGTATTGCTCCCTAGACCACCTTTCGATCTCTTCAAGGCGAGTTAGTTTTTCGAGCCGCTTTCTCTCTTTTTCGGCAGCCCTTATTGCAGCCTTGTCTACCTTCTCTTTTTTGACCCTCCACGCCCTGCTGGTTCGATAGAGTTTCTTATTGAGTTTTGGAGTAAACGATCTGATGTAATGCTTCTCTAGTTCATCTAAATCGTTTCCGCTACACTCAACAAAAAAAACCTTATTGAACACCTTTTCGCCCCCTTGATGTGTTTTCAGTCTATTAGGGATATGTACTGACTGCCCGATGTACACTATTTCGTCATCCTGTATAAGGAAGTATATACCGCATTGCGGGAACACGGGAAACGATTTAGACAAGATGTAATCCCTGTCAAGTGATAATACATCGGTGGTCGCTTTCACTTCTTGCCCCTCCCGGCTACTACAATACTGGCGATCCTCTGGCGTTTCAGACCATACTTATCCGCCAAACCCTTATAGGTCCATCCATTATTTCCGTCCCCATAGAGACGTACTATTTCGGCGTTGCGTTGAAGATAGAACTCTCTCAGCTCCGCCTCCATTGCTTTATATTTGTCAATCGTTTTCTGTGTGATAGGTGTCATGTCAACAGTGTAGCACGTTTTCCAACATGCGTCAATAGTGGATACGAAAACCGCAATGTTTTGAAAACAACAAAACTGCAATGAAATTTGATAGGTAAACCCTATTGACAAGCGGGCTGAAACCTGATAATATTACCACATCGTACCCCCTCCCCCGGCGGGAGCCAACAGCTAAACGGCGTTAGCGCGTCGAGACACGAAAAGGATCGGTTGACATGATTACTAAAACTGCACCCTGGGACAAAAAGAAAGTTTATAGCGGCAAGCCGCAATCCACCCGCCTCTGCATGAACTGTGGCGGCGTTTGTGTTTGCTTGCCCATCGTCGGCGTCGCGTGTTTGAAATGCGGCGGCGCAAGGTTTATCACCGTGCCAGATGGTGACATTCGGATTTGGCGCGCCGAGATTGTAAAGGCTGTTCGGTACGCCGGTACCCCGCTGAAATTTTACGAGAAGTAGTAATAAAAAGTCATGGCCCTGTTAGCGCAGGGCCATGCAAATCGGTTGGTAGCCCGTTTCATAGGGGCTACGCCGTGAATTATATCAAACTTTGAAAGGATCGGTTGACATGGGAAACAAATACCCCCACGAAGAGACAGACAAGAGCCTGAGCCACATTCTTGACAGATTATGGCAGAAGATCAACAACAGCGGCAAGAGCGGCATAAAAGAGTGGGTTACTGACCTCAAGCAATCCGCAAACCGCGCGCGTGACTTGGAGAAGCGGAACCGGGAATCAGAGAAGCAGGTGGAAGAACACAAGTCAACTATTCGCGGCTACGAAATCATAGTCTCGGAGACGAACGAACGCATTACGGAACTGGAACACGGCTTGCGCCGCGCAGACAATCCGCAACCTCGGTAACGGCTACCTGACCGGCGACGGGCAGACCGCCGCCCTGAACGAATCTACAAACATCATTGAACTCCTGAAAGGCGAAGCATCATGACCGACCACGAGAAAGCCTTGAAAACGGCTACGGAACGCTACAACAAACTCGCCGGGCAATTGCATCGTGCCACCGAAGCCGAGCGGGAAGCGCTGGCGTCTGACATCCTGGACGCGCGCGAGCGAATGACAAGCCTACAGATTATTGTGGGCATAGAGAAAGGCGGCAAGCAATGAGTGGAATGCCTAGAGGCTTGATAAAAGCCACCAATTATTACCAAAATCTTGAAGCCGTGAATGACTGGCTAACGATTTGCCGGGATGCTGCTTCCAGAGGATACGGCGATCTCGCTGTGAAATTCGCTCCGCCCGAAGGCGCGGGATGGCGCAAGATCGACAAGCGTATTGCGAAACTGCGAGAAGCCATGAATGTAGCGGACGCCACCATCGACCTCGACAAGCGGCAAACGTGCCTGCGTGCCTGCCCCCTGCTGGGAGAATACCCCGAAGCGATGCTCGCAAGGCGGCGGGAAGTATTCGTGGCGCAGATCGAAGCCGCCAAAGAAGCACACCTTGACCAGATTGCCAGCGCCCTGCCAACGTCTGCGGCGGAGTTGCTGACAGATGGAAGCGATACATCATTGGCGCACCAGTTGGACGAGGCTGGATTCGGATCTGGAGGTGTGATGTGAAATACCTGTTATTGCTGCGAGATGAAAAGTCCATGTATGTACGCGGAGAGTTCGACACACTGGAAAGCCTAAAAACCGCAGCGGCTATAGACATACGTGATTTTGGAATTGAGCGCGTTGTAGTTGCAAGGGTTATGGAAATCAAAATCAACTTTGACGACGGGCTGGACGATTCAATTATTGGTAGTTTGCCGTAGTGATTACCGTCCCGCGTGGGACGTACAAGAAACCTATACACAAGTTTGAAAAGGAGAAACATGAACAAGTCAGTAAGTGTAACTAAGTTAGCCGAGGCGTTAGCTAAGGCACAGGCTGAAATGCCGGTTGTCAGGATGAACTCTCAAAACCCGTTCCTGAAAAGCAAATACGCGGACCTGGGTGCGGTAATTGAAGCATCTCGTCCTGTGCTTGCAAAGTACGGGCTGAGTGTTTCGCAGTTTCCCACAAGTGAAGACGACAGAATAGGGGTTACTTCGATCCTGATGCACTCTGGCGGGGAGTGGATTGAAGATACCATTTACATTCCTACCTCCGAGTCAAAGGGTTTGTCTGTAGCACAGTCGGCGGGAGTGGTTATCTCGTACCTGCGACGCTATTCGTGGGCTTCCATGTTGGGACTGTATGCCGATGAGGACATAGATGGTCATTCTGGCAATGGTAAGAAGGAAGAAAAGGCAGAGGAGCAGCCCGACAAGCGCGTTTGGACCCTACAACAGAAACAAGCCATTGTGGACGCGAAATTAGCAGATCACGTCAACGAGGCGAAGGCTATGCTTGATCACTCCATTCTGAAAGATAACGCCGGTGTGACCGTTGTCACTTCATGGGCGAAACACTACCGCGCCGCCCGCGATGAAGGCAAAGAAGTTATCCAAGCCGCGCAGATTGCAAACGACGCATATAAGACAGCAAAGAATGGAGGCAAATAATGTTTCACCAGTTGATTATCGTGGGCAACGTCGGGAAAGATCCAGAAATGCGCTACACCCCATCGGGACAGGCAGTAACGTCTTTCTCAGTGGCTACAAACAGATCGTACACGACTGGCAGCGGCGAACAGGTCAAGGAGACTATCTGGTTTCGTGTTTCGACCTGGGGCAAGCAGGCGGAGATTTGTAACCAGTACATCAAGAAGGGATCGCGGGTACTGGTTGAAGGGCGTCTTACCCCAGACAAGAACACTGGCGGGCCGCGCGTGTGGGAGAAAGACGGCAAGGCGGGCGCGACGTTTGACGTGAACGCCAATACCGTCCGGTTCTTGAGCACCAACGAAAAGACCTTTGAACCCGCCGGACCAGACGTTGGCGACGGCGACGACATGCCATTTTAATGGACGCCAGTACAGTAAAACACCCCTTCATACCCCCTGCCGCCGTTGCCGACCTGCGGCGGCAGGCTTCCCGCCTTGCCGCGCTGGGGCACGCGAAAGACCGCCGAGAGTGGCGGTTTGGGTGGACCGTCAACGACATCTGGGATAGTCTACCGGAGGACGTACAGGCCGAGGTGAGTCGCGAAATGTTCTTTGTTGAGTGCTCACGGCTCATCAACGAGGCGGTAAGGTTCCCGCTTGTCACCGAGACTGGCGAAACTGTGCGAGTGTGGGCGAGTGTTGAAAAAGAATTCCGTGACGTTGCTGGGTTGGAACTGATGCAAGAGAGACTGTCCTTCGATCACTTCCGCGTGGCTAGATCCCTGTATCTGCACAAAAAGGTTTCTGTCCCGGTCTACGCACTCGCAAAAGCTATCGAACAAGAATGGACAGCCGACGATATGAAGCGGCACTTTGACCCGCCCGAACCGCCCGACATGTTTCAGCGGGCCGTTGGCTGGCTGGACCTGCTGGAAACCTACGCGTCGCAGTACGCGAACGGCAAAGCAGCACAGATCGCCGTCCATGTCAGAGCTATTCGGGAATTGTTAGCGTAAGTCAACCGTCACGCGGCATCCCGGCTGCTGCGAAGTGGTAACCGGGGCGCGCCCGGCTAGGGCGAGAAAGCGAAGACAAAAAATGTACGTTTGGAAGATTGAATTTGAAGAGAAATGGGACACAGACGATTATTTCTCAGAAGGCAATGAGTCGTACACTGTCGCGGCAAAGGATTACGAAAGCGCGCTATTGAAGGCAAGGAAGGTTGCGCTTCAAAAATCTTTCGTAGATGCCGACGAGGGCGGGAATGACAAGACTCACAAAGTTGTTGATGTACGCCTGATTTTAATCAAACGCGGCGACGAACTGGACGCCTAACCCCCTCCGCTGGCATAGGGGGAGCCAGCAGAAACGAGGATGTGAGATGAACTTTGATCCGCGAACAGAAGCACGAAACGAGGAGCAAGCAGACAAAAGCTATGTAGGTTTGCTAGCTATGACTTGCGCGCATTTGGAGATGTGCATGGAAGAGATTCCGAGTCAGTCAATTTCAGATGCCTTTGCGGTGGTTTGGGACAAAGGCGCTGAACTGATTACGCCTGTCGAGTTTTATAAGGAAGTCGCCACTGCAACGCGGGCACTCAAGGCGGCTAAATGACCCCCACCGATAGGGGAAGCCAGCAGAAAGCGAGCGAATGATGTTCAAAGTTGAAGTAAAGAAGGACGACCACTTCCCAGATAAGGCGTGGCTACGAATTACTCACAATGGGAGTTCATGGGCTTCACTAGCGCTGAACTCGCAAGCCGAAATTGATGCAACCATCAAGGCGCTTCAGGAGTTTGATGTTTTTCAGGCAAGCGAAGGACAGGATACCGAGGAACTCGAATGACCCCCGCCGCCCGCGCCAAGATCGCCGCGCTGAGCACTGACGAACTGCTGGAAGCGTTGAGACTGCGCGAACCAGTCCTGAAATACCTTGTCGTAGCTTGTGTGTGGCAATGCGAACTTGAGGACGGTGAATACGTGATAGCCACCGGCGACACACCGCACGAAGCCCTACAAGACGCCTGGGATGCGGTGCAGACAGCCGCGCCGCTGTACACCGCAGGCGGGGATGTCGTGGACGAGTTTCCGTTTTAGGAGAGCAATGAGCAAAAAACGACAATATAAACCGAAACTATCAGCACTTGACCGTATGTTAGAGCACCACGCCGCGTTTTGTGCGTGGCACATCTACAGCGGTGATCGGCATTGTTCATGCGGGCGGGATGAAGCCGTCAAGCAGCTAGCAGAACTACGTCAGCGCGCCAACGTCCTGCCACTCTTCGCCCCCTCTCCCAGCGAGCGGGTGACGCGAAAGGATGAATGATGAACAAACTCACAACAGAAGTACGAACATTCACGGGACGCGGGAAGGACGGACACCGCGAAAAGCTTTACACCTTCATCAACCGGAACGAGGCGGGCGAGATCGTAAGCGTGCGCTATCAGGTTGACAAGATGGTGACGCAGGTGCCGAGGACGCGAAAAATCTTGTGTCTGCTTACTGCGCGCGGCTGACGCGGCGCGGTTGACGTGCGGAACGTTTGACATGTGGCTGGTTTGTGGTAATATTGTCTCAGCGACGCAACACAAATAAGAGGCACGCAATGAGTGACGAGTTTGTTTTAAATCTCCGAAAATCTGTTAGAATTCTGTTCTGTTCCCCGGCCGTGCCGTGTTGCGTCGCTGCTCCACGTCACTCCAGCCGGGGAACAACTATTAAAGCCGCTATCGCGCGGCTATTTCTGTTTAACTGCCGGTGACCCGGCAAAGGATCGGTTGACATGGACATTGATTACAGCGAATACATCGACAACAACTTTGACCCCGATGTATACAAAAGTCCGAAGTCGCATGTAAAGCGTTTTGTTTGGGACAAGACAGGCGGGAAGTGTTGGTACTGTGGAAAACAGACACACCCATACGGTCAGGATAGGAACGCGTTTTGTGTCGATCATGTTGTTCCTCGGATCTTGGGAGGCGGTAACGATGTAGACAACATGGTTCCGGCTTGTGGTTATTGCAACACAATCAAGGGTGGCAAGGCGCTTGATAGCTTTAGGGATCTTTTTTTCTCTTCACACGCCACTGACCGCAGATTTTGGTTTGAGAGGGAGGATTTACGAAATGAGCAATTCTAGATTTTCTATCCTGCAAGCCCGCGCCGTGAAAGATAAACGGGTAAGCGACGCGCAACTCAGAACCTTGGCGGCGCTGGGCATGTACGCCGACGAAAATGGTTGGTGTTTCCCAATGTTGTCAACGCTGGGGAATGATCTTGGAAAAAGTAAGCAGGCGGTTGGGAGGGACACTATTGCCCTTCGTAAACTTGGGTACCTGGAGGTTACAGCCCGATATGACAAGAACGGGGCTCGCAGGTCTAGTCTTTACCGCCTCAGGTTCGATACCCCCGTCAACATAGATGACAGTACCCCGTCAACCCCAGATGTTGACGGGGCGTCAACATCTGGGGTTGACGTTAACGGCCCAAGTAACGTACCGGATGAAGCGCAAAATGTATTTGCGGTTTACGAGAATGAAATTGGACCAATTACACCCCACTTGGCGGATGAGCTTGTGGATGCCGAAAGGATACACGGGGCAAAGTGGGTTTGCGATGCCTTGAAGGTTGCCAGTTCAAACGGAAAGCGAAATTGGGCTTACGCCAAGGCCGTACTCACGCGCTGGGGGTCAGACGGGTATGGGGTGGATAAAAACAAAAAGAATAATGAAACGCGCCAATCATATAGAACCCGTAAAGAGGTTCCAGAACGCACCATACCGACCCTGGAGCGCGCGATATGACCCAGCCAAAAACCGACTACTCCCGCCTTATCTTCACCCCGCTGGAAGCCAGTAACGCGACCGAGAAATACATCGAGGAGCTGAAAGCTAACGACGGGGACGGGATGCCGATTTACATCCCTCGTATGGAGTATAGCCCGAAGGACCGCAAAGGTTTTCTCCCTGTCAAACGTGGCGAGATCATCACTGTACTCGGCAGGCCTGGAAACGGTAAGACTGGCTTCATGCTCCGCTGGGCGCGCGAACGGGCGAGGCAACTAAAGAAGTTATCCGCCGAAGGCAAAAAGACAGGCGTGGTCTTGTACTGGACCATGGAGCAGCTTATCGAAGAGTTGCGCCTGTTCCATGTTGCGGCGGAGGAGAAAATATCAGCTACAGACATGGCAAACGCCAAGATGAACGAGGATCAGTGGGACAGGATCGGCAAGTCGCTGATTGGACTGCATACTACCCCGCTATGGTTTGCCGGTAAGTCTCTTCGCCGCAGGAAAGACAAGATCAAACTGACCGAGGAAGCCTTATATAGCGCACTGGAATCAATCGAAACGTGGCAGGGTGACGACGTAAAGACAGAGATCGATAGCGTCTTTATCGACTACCTCCAGCGGTTTCGCTCAAGCGGCGCTGACTGGACGCAGTTCTACGGCGACCTTGTAAACGGACTCAAGGACATGGCGGGTGATTATGCCACCCGGTTTGTGGTTGGAGTTCA